GCCTGGGGTGGCGCCGGCGGGGTCCCGTCCGGCGCCCCGCCCGTCGCCCCGGGCACCAGCGTCCCCGGCATCAGTCTCCCCAGCTCCGCGAACACCAGTGGTGGCGGCAGCGTGTTGAGTTTCGTCACGAGGTCCTGCTGCTGCGCCAGGGTATAGGCGAGCGCCGGACCCTCGGGGAGCATCATCAAGGCCTGCTGGACGTGCGGGGCGACCTTGCCGGCTAAGCCCTGCCGAACCACGTCGTCAAAATCCGGGTGGGCCTGCTTAAAGGCCGCCTCGCGCTCCATGAGCTGCTGCTGCGCGGCCTGCTGCTGCTCACGCTGGCGCTCGGCTAACGTCTGGAGATCGCGTGCCTGGAACTCCTGCTGCGCCTCGTAGCGGGCGGCCGCGCGCACGTAGTCATCGTGCGAGGCAAAGTGCTCTGCCTGCGGCGGACCTGCGGGTTGCGCGGGTGTCTGCGGCAGGTCCGGCGCGGCGCCTTGCAAGAGGCGGGTCAATGACTCAATCTGGCCTTGCTGCTGGGCGAGGCGCTGCTCGGCGGCCACTCTGTCGGTCTCGCGGGCGCGCTGCTCAGAGCGGTAGCGGGCGTTCAGGCGGTTGATGCGTTTGGCGACGTAATCGACCGTGGCGGTTTCAGGAATGTCGGCGTCGTCCCCCTCCCCCGCGTCCGGTGCCGCCAGGCCCGAATCTGGAGGAGGGGTGGACTGTGGAGGTGCTGAAGCTCCATTGGCAGCAGGCGGCTCTGTTTGGGCCTGTACGGCAGCGTCCTGCGCGCCAGTGCCACTGGTCGAACCGTCACCAGTTCCCACGGCGATATGCTCGCCTTGTTCGCCTATTTCATACGCGTCGATGGGCATGAGCCAGACTCCCTCGTCCCCAATCCCTCGGCAATACGCGCCACGGCAGCCATCCAGGCGCCCTGGGTCTGCTGGTCAAGGTCGCCCCAGGGGGGGATGTCGTCAAAGTCCCCGTCTGTCCAGCCACGCGCCTCGCCGTACGCGACGTAGGCGGCCCGCGCCAGGTCACCGAGGCTCATGGCGACACGTCCTGTCCATTGTTCCTCGTGATTTGCTGCATCTGAAGCATCAATTTTTGCTCTTCAATCCGCAACTTGCCTACGTCAATTTCATACTGCTGCTGGTTCTTTTGTGCTGCAAGCTGGTTTTCAGTCGATTTGTCAGCCAAACGAGCTTGCATGGTTGCGACAGACTGCTCGAGAAGCTTTACTTGTTGCACCGCAGCTTCTTCTGTCGCTTTCCCTTGCTGCATTTGTTCCTGAAGCTGTGTAAACTGCTCTCCCAACTGCGTGAGTTGGTTCTGGAGCTGGGCGACACGGGTTTCAGGGTTCGCATCCTTGGTCGCAGCCAAAGCAGGGGCAGGCACAACGGTCTTCAGGCGAGCCGAGATCTCGTCTGAGTGGGGGATGTCCATGTCGGAAACCCACAAATCACTATAGAGCGGTACGAGGTCGGGCTGCGCCTGTGCGAGCAAGCCCAACTTCTCGACAGACATCTCGCGTTGGGTCGAAAACGCGGGACCGCTCGACACGACCACATCAAATTGACCTTGCCCAAGCATGTGGGTCTGTGTCTCGCCCGCACTGTCCTGCGTTGGTTGATTCACTTTGGCCATACTGACCGTCCCATCCGTGGCAACCTGCCTGAGTTCCGTCGGACCGGCATGGAGCTTGCGTAACACGTCCACGAGTTGCATGCCGCACGCTCTGATAGACCACGCTAAATTATCGACGAAATTGAACGTGCTCTGATCCCCCTGCGTGCGCTCTTGCCGGATGGCGGTGCCGCTCTGGTCGCCCTGCGGCTGCCCGACGGACGGCGCGTACATCCCCAGACTCGCGCGAATCGCCTCGTCGGCGGTGGCGAGCGCGGCGTTAATGGCCTGGATGGCGGGCTCCACGGTGGCACGCTGCGGCGGCGGCAGGAGTTGCCCGTTGATACTCACCGCCTTGTGCAGGAGGTACGGCTGGTAGGCGTCGTTGGCGCGGTTCCAATACGCCTCATAGCCAGCAATCTGTTCGGCGTACACCAGCCAGGGGGCTTTGGGGGCGAGCGCGATCGCTTCGGTCTGACTGGAGAAAAAGTAGTCGTAGGCGAGGGCCGGCGTCATCGAGGCCTGGATCATGCCGGTGCGCTGCATCTGCCCGTCGACCACGAGACGGTCGCCTTCGACGCGAATGACGGGAATGTACGCCCCCACCCAGCGAGACTTCTCCAGGAGGGCCTGGCCGCAGAGCTGCACCCACCACACCTGCGGCAGGCGCGTGACGCGCCGCGGCCACGCCGGGTCGATATCCTCCAGGCCCTCGGTGGGCAGCACCGTGCCACCCGGCATGCGGACGAGCTCGGTGCGCTCCCAGGTCCGGTAGTAGTAGTCGGCGAGTTGCACCTCGCCGGCGGTGTACCACGCCCGGTCATTGCCCAGCGCGGACCACTCGCCCGCGGACGGCGGCTGGCGGTCGTACTCCGCCATGAAGGCCTCACGGCTCATCATGGACGTGACGAAGCACCAGTCGGCGTCGAGCGCCGCCGGGTGCGTGGCCTGCGGGTCCATGAACACCGCAAAGCGGTTCGGCAGGGGTTCGATGTGCACGGTCTGGTCGAAACTCCACGGGTCCGCGTAGTCGGTACGCAGCCGAAAGTAGCCCAGTCCCATCGACGCGGCGTGGTCCAGGGCGTTCGTGTACGCAATGGCCGCCTCGCTTTCTTGCTCGATGGAGCGCACGTGCCCCTCAAGGAGCTCGGCTACCTGCCTGGTGGCCCCGCCCGACTTGGGCCTGATGCGGATAGACAGCGGGTTCTTTCTATAGGCGTTGATCACCTGGTTCAGGTACTGGCGCTGCCGGTCCACGGTGAGCAGTGGTGCCGCATACGCCTCGCCAGATCCCGCTCGGCTTGGGGGGAAATGTTCCCCAGCACGAAACCTCAGCGCATGGAGCTGCTGTGCTCTTTCCTCCTGTTCCGCCTCAGCCGCGTGACTGAATCTGGCCAGCGCAGTTGCCAGGATCTGCGCGTCCGTCGTCGGAGAGACGTCTGCACGATCATCCCGCGTCAAGGGAGCCAGGGTGGTGTCCGCCATACGTTACCGCCCTCCCCGCTGCGCGCGAAAGAACGCCTCGCGTTGCCACGGCGGCCCCTGGGGAGGAGGCGGCGCGGTGGGCATCGTACGGGGCGCCACCGGCACGGCGAACGTCAGTGCCAGGGCGTCGGCGAGGTCCGGCGAGGCCAGGCCGCGCGCCTTCATATGCTCTTTGCGCTCGAGCTGGAGCTGCCCGAGCTCGTTGTAGGCGTACTCGGGGCCGGTCAAATCGGCAGAGAGCTCCGGGCTGGCCGCGAGGCTGGCGCGCGTCTCGACCCAGCGCCGCATCTTGTCCCACATCTCGGCCCGCAGATTAAAGTAGTGCTGGGGATCGCTGGCGCGCGAGCCGGCCAGCACGTCTTCGACGCGGTAGCCCCGGGCCCGGCACACGTCGACCACGCCGGCGCCCAGGCCGACGCCGTCGATACACACCGTCGGCCCCTCGGCGCGGTAGTGGTCCGCCACCTCGCAGACGAAGCCGGCCAGACGCACCGTGTCGAGTTCGCGGTAGACGCGCATCTCCACGAGGCGCCCGCCCTTTCGCACCACGATGGCGGAGCGGTCATCGCCGTAGCGGGCCACGTCCACCCCGATAATGGTCGGCTGCAGCGGATCGTCCACGGCCCCTCGCAGGGCCGCCTCGCGCACCGCCTCCTCGCTGATAAATTGGCCGACGGCCTGACGCGGGAACTGGCCCTTGACGCGAACGCGGACAAAATCCGAATCGTCGCCGTAGTCGGCGATCCACTGCGCGATTTGCGTCTGATCCGCCATTTTGGCGTCCCGACTATCGACCTGCATCGCCTGCCACCGATGCGCGAAGCGGCCGCCGGGGAAACACTCTTTGAAGCGGCCCTGGTTCCGGGTGGGGTTGCCAAAGGCCAGCCACAGCGCCCCGGGCGTGGTCATGGCGCCTTCGGTGGTCTCCCAGATGATGTCGTCCACGGCTGAGGCCTCGTCCATGAGAATGAGCACGTGTTTTTCGTGCGTGCCGGCAAAGGCTTCCGGTTTGTCCGCCCGCCAGGGGATGGCCGAGGCGAACCACGTGGACGGGTAGAGTCGGTGGTAGCACTTCGTCGCGGTCCATGCGAAGGTGTCGGCAAAGACCGAGAGCTGGAGCCACTTGGCGAGCTCGCGCCAGGTTTTGGTGGAGAGCTGGGCGCCGGTGTTGGCCGTGACGACGATCTGGGGATGCGGGCGGGTGGCGAGCATCCACAGGATCACCATGGCCGATAAGGCCGACTTCCCCACGCCGTGCCCGCTGGCGACGGCCAGACGGAGGCTCGTGCCCTCCGCCTGCACATGGCCGCCCAGGGTCTCTAAGAGATCGGCCTGCCAGGTATCGGGCCCCGCGGAGGAGGCAAGCGGTGTGCCGGCCGTGCCCCACGGAAAGGCCGCCAGCACGAATTTGAGTGGGTCCGCCACGCAACACACCGCAAAATCCAGGAGCACGTCAGGAGGCAGCGTGAGTGTGGCCATTGCGCCGCTCCTCTAAGCTGGTGTGGGCAGTCGTGAGACGTTCCTGCCAGGTGTGCAGGACCTCGCCCGAGACGTGCACCT